ACTAATTTGTTGCCAGCCCTTTTGCATTTGACCATTGCCGTTAAGGTAGTACCATGTACCGTTTACTTGTTGCCAACCTGTTGTCATTTTTGCAGATGAATTAAAATAATACCAATCTCCTTCTTCAAAAACCCATCCATAAAAATCGGTTGTAAATGAATGTTTCGATCGTGGTACCTTTCGATTCCAATCCCAATCATGTCTATGAGGAAATGTATGTGAGTTATCACCATTGTCATGACTATAATCTATATCCTCATCAGCTCTTCCATCTTTATCATAATATCTTCTTTGTTTAAGACCATGTGTTTTATCATATAAATCTTGTGATGAGTATGGTTCACCACCGCGTCCATCAAGGGAGGGTTGATCATGTACATCTTTATGATTAGCAGTTTTTTCACCTGCTTTTTTTGCTTTTTCATATTTTTCCGCTGTACTAGAAGTTAAATACTCAGCAACTGTAGCATAAATCCAGGACCCTGCGTACCATGTTACTCCTGCTACCGTAATGGCAGCTGCCGAGACAATAACTACTTGTCCTACACCAGGAATCCAAAAAGTTTCTCCTACAAATGCAGCTAAAGCTCCAGCTCCAGCTACTGCTGATCTTTTGGTTCTAGAGTGTTGAGTTGAATCACCTGTACTACTGTTTTCTGAACGTTTTGCTAGTTCTTCTTTAAATTTTTCAATTTGGTCCTCAGTTAATTGAATAACTTTGCCATTGCCTTGAACATTCTCTTGAACATTCTCTTGAACGTTTTCTTGAACATTTTCTTGAACATTCTTTTGAACGTTTTCTTGAACATTCTCTTGAACATTCCCTTGAACGTTTTCTTGAACATTCTCTTGAACGTTTTCTTGAACATTTTCTTGAACATTCCCTTGAACGTTTCCTTGAACATTCTCTTGAACGTTTTCTTGAACATTTTCTTGAACATTCTCTTGAACATTCTTTTGAACATTCTCTTGTGCTAAAATATTATTAGGTATTTCAAATGAAAATGTTGCAAATAAAAAGATGAATAATACCAATTTCGTCATTAATTTCAAAATAAATCCTCCACTTCTATTTTTCTCAAGCGAATGCTATTATATAATATAAATACATTTAAATATACATAAATTTAAATGTATTTATATTAAGAATATACAAAATAAATTTTAAAAGGAGATTATTATAATATGAATATAGGAATACATTTCCATGCCCCAGACGATGAGAACTTCAACCTATCTATATTGAGTTTACTCGAGCCTTTTGCTTTTCAAAATTATATGTGGCAAATAAATTCTGCAGAAATATACCTAAAAGATAAATGTGGTAATTTTACAAACGAAATGCTATTTAAGACTGAACGTTTCATTGCTGGACATAGATTAGAAGAAACATTACGAAATAAGAATTATTTTCTAGTTTTCTTAACGATGAATGCCTTTCCTGATATGAAAAAGAACAGTCCAACATGCATAAAAACAGCAGTAGACTTTATTAACACGGATTGTGAATTTGTATTAAGTATAGTGGATGGTTTTGATATTAGTATTTTATGCAAAGACGAAGATTTATTAAAAACGTTATACCAATACATCCAGGATCTTGGTTATATAGATATCAAGTATCTAACAGAAAGTAATAGCGGGACGTTTTAATCCAACATGACTAAAAAAAAAAGGGCCTACTCATAGTTGAGCAGACCCTTTTTTCACTTCACATATACACAGGCTTCGTTTGCTGTTATATAGTATAGTTCCCCCTTGCTATTATGAACTTTGTATTGTGGCGAACCATTTACATTCACTTTCGCATCAATCGTAAATCCTAATCCTGTATCTACAGAGCCAGCAACATCTTTATCCTGCCAAGATGGAGCATCATAGAAACGTAGGTTGTTAACTTTAGATACAACGCGTTTCCCTACGATAGAAGAATCTACTGTGCTTTTCTTATTAAACTTCACATAAGATGGATCGTTCTTAATCCACTGATCTCCACCGAGATTTAGCCAACCATCCTTTTCCGCCCACACAATATAAGATTCTGGTTTGTTTAGTTGACGAATCTTAGAGTAGCTTGTACCTGGTCCTTTACGTAAATTAACGTTGTAGCCTTCAATATAAGCGATGCCATCTGTTACAGCTGTTGGAACTTCTACTGGTTTAGATGACTCGTCAGGTACAGAAACATCCACACTAGAATTATTGTATGCTCTTTGTACGTCTGCTCTAAATTGAGATTCTGAAACGCCATGAGACTTTAAATAATCAATTGGATCTTCATGATCTGTGCCGCCAAGATGATGAGTTACATCGCTATGTGTCCACAATCCTTTTTCTACAGATATCTTGTTATCTTTCAAGATTTTCGCTAAAAGTTTTACATACTTTTCATAAGAACGCTTGAATTTTACATAGTCCGCTGTTTCGCATAGCTCTACATGTACAAAGCGTTTATTCGCAGCAGGACCGCCGCCATATGCAATGTACTTTGTATCCGCAATTTGGATTGTTTCATTCCAATCTACTGCATAGTGAACAAATGCGTTTCTCCATGTACGAGACTCATATTTTTGAATGTTAATAGCTGGAGCTTCTGGAGTTGCTGTAGAATGAGCTACAACACCCTCATATGCACCTACGCCATAACGGTATGGTTGTTTAGGTAAATCAGGAATAATAAGCGTTCTATCAGCAAAAGCACTTGTTGCAACAGATAAAGATAAGATAACAGCAAATGCTACAGAAGAAATATTTTTTAATGTCTTTTTCATTTTTCATCAACATCCTTTTTCATAATTTTTGTGTGGTCAAATAGTCCACTTGCTGACAGTCCAATGATGATTCCTTGAAATACATTTGTTTTGATATCTCCGGACAAAAATAAAACGCCTAGCACAATGCCAAGCGTTAAGTTCAATAACGGAACATATTTTGTTTGTAATCCAATTGTTTTTACGATCTGCGACAGACCAACTACAATTCCAATCATTACAGCTAAACTAACCATTACATACCACCTCCTTTCAAAAAGAAAGTGAGTGCTGCCCCAATAATTCCACCAACAATAAGACGTAAAATCCAAGTAGTATTCGCGCTAATTTTATCTAACTGTTTGTTGATATTAATAATGTCTTTTTCATTACCAGTTGTTCGCATTTCTAAGCTTTTAATTTCCAAACGAATGTCCTTGATATCTTGTTTGATTTCTTGAACATCACTTTTTACTTCTTGTAACCCCTCCACTTTGACCACCTCATTCCAAAATAAAAAGAGAGACAGTTTCGTCTCCCTTTGAAAGTATTTTTAAATTGTTTACGGCTTCAATATTTTATGCTTTAAAAATTTTGTGTAATCCTTAGTTATTACTAATAAATCTATTGGACCACCACATGTTGAAAGTCCCTCACTAAACCTTTGTTGTTTTATTGTTAACTCTACAACAAATTCGGCATAATCGATAGCATCCTTCAATGGCATCTTCCAATAATCCGGTCCAATTGTCATTAGGAATGGACTAACTTTTTCGAAATCACCACCCCAAGTTGTTCCAGACTGTAATTCCCCAGTACTTTCTTCGAAATTTATTCTCGTACAAACACTACCAGACACCTCATATACAAAAGGTTCATCATTATCATAACCGCAGATAAAAAATGTAGCAAAAGTATCGCTATACTCCTGTAATGTAAGATGTAACTTATTCGCTATTGCTCCTACTGTATCATCAGCGACTACTTGATTAATATCAAAAATTCTAATAAAGTCTGATACCGTTTTTCTATCTATAAAAGCATCACCACTGAAAGATATTCCTACGGTAGAATTTCTTATTGTTAACAGTTTTTGAGCATTATCAGTCAAAGGATACCTATCTACCCTCCCACTTTCTTGCGTTACTGTTCTAGTCCATCTACTATCAGCTGCCATGGCTATTCCTTCTGGTACAAATGTTGCTGAAATAATTGTCATATATAATAACCTCCTATAATCATAGGATATTATTATATCATATTATACTCATTATCTTAGTTCATTCTAAAAGCCGTATTTTATACAAAATAAAAAAGCGACATATTTGACTGTCCCTCTTTGGTTTATTCTTTTTCGATTGGTGCGACTTGTTGTGCTGCTATTTGTTCTTCAAGCATTTTAATTTTCGCTTCCATCTCTGCCTTTTCTCGTTCTAATTCTTCTTTTGTAGGGGCGAAATATATTGCTTTTACTGATTTTTCTATTTCTAAATCAATTGCCTGTAACTCTGCAACCCTTCCATTCCAGACAACCTTATAGTTTTGTATAGTGTCAGTTACATAGCGATCAACTCGGAAGAAATGCATATAATCATTACTTGGTATAATATGTTGACCACATTCTAACCGCGTTATATTCCCTGCATCATCTGAATCAGCATAAATACATGTTTTATACCGTTCATGAAGCTCATACTTTTCTTTCAATTCCATTGGTATCACCTCTCTAGCCATTTGCTCAATACCCTTGCGTATGCTGTATGGTTCGCACTATTCGATGCTAGCATTAAATAAACGTATCTCATTTGCCCTGTTGGTACACCTAAATCAATGGTTGCATTTACATAATAATCGTCTGCGATTGTTTTACTATGCATGGTATACCATAAATCTGTCCCGTAAATATCTCTGATTTTCACTTGCGCTGCGGAACCCGAATCAATCGCAAGACTCAGCGCAAAAACAAGGTACCTCCCTGTATGTTTAAACGTGAAATAATTACAATTACTCCATATCGTATTTCGTGTTGCGTACCAATAGGCATTGAAATTCACACCCGGTGACATAAATGGAGGTTCGTGAGAACTAACACCCATATCAAAATTCGCTGTGCCATCTATGATTAAGTTGTATCCGTCTGAACGTTCTATTTGTATCGCACCTTTTTTACAGTACACCCCTCGATAATCCATTCTGGCAAAGGAATCAGCCTTTCCGGTATTAGCTGTTATACCACTTGAATCCAGCGATATTGTAGTTGGAAGTGGACTCGTTAAACGTAAATCTCCTTGAATTTTATCAATTCTAGCTTGTACCTCATCAGGGTTTTCAGTCCAATCTCCTACCATGTTTCCCTCTTGAAGCATAAACTCTATTACATTTAAGGTCCCACCTGTTCCTAATCCTCCAAATATAAAAGGAGTGAAGAATAAATCTTTGTCTTTTGGTGTTAAAAATGCGACATAAATACGTTTCCATTGTTTAGACGGAAAAGACTGATCATATTTAATAATCTCCACTTGCTGTCCGGCTGTATCTTTTGATGTGTGTGCCCAAAAATGTAAAGGTGATATATTTCCCCCAGATCCTGCTGCTGATCCATATACCATCACTGAATACGTGTAGTACATATCCCGCTTTAAAAGAATATTCCCGTCAAGGTACTTCACACCATTAGGCATTAGAACCTTTATTGTTCTTTTACCGTTATAAAGAACGGAAGTATCTGGATAGGCGGGTCCTGAACCATTATCAGCCCACATTCTATTTGCAATGAAATCGGCTGTATTTTTAAGCATATTTCTTCCGCCGGGCTTTTGATTATCCACGTTTTCTTTTGCTTTTGCTTGAATCAATTCGCTTAAAGCGTCCACAGATTGATAGTATTTGAGCCATGTATCACGCCATACGGTGGGATTGATCGTGATTACCTTGTCTTTATTACCAATGGATGTGTCCCATGCATCAATCGGTGTAAGAGCTTCTAGATACGTTTTCAAATTTGTGTATTGAGTTGCTACGGCTACATAGTTTGTATCTGAAGTTGGTATTCCAATATTGGTTGCCTGTTTGCGGACAGAGTAAAACTCACCTTTACCTCCACTGTCCAAAGCGGTTGCGGCTGGCAAGGTGTTTGCTGTATCCGGTAAAACAGATCCAATTATATTTGCTAATTTATCTTTCACGTAATTTCTTTCTGCAATATCAATTTTCGAATCGTCAGCAAGATTTGAAAGAGTAGTAGTTGCATTTTCAATTTTGTCATTTGCATCCTTATCTAAAGATGCTAAGTCTAGGGATTGAACTACCCAACTCTTCCCATCCCACATTTTCATAACGTTAGGTTTAACAGAAGAATCTATCCATAGTGTTCCTGTAGTGGGATTACTAGGAGCTGAACCACTAATTAATGCATCGTTTAAATCAATTAACGTTAAAAACCCTGTTGCTTTTGGCACACCATCACCTACTCAATCTCACAAATTACAGTGCCTTTACCCGTGACTTCTGAAGCTTGCACCGTAAGTGTTTTTCCTGTTTTATAATTTGTTGTTCCGCCCCAATTTGGAACCATCGTTCCACCCGCATTATATAAGTACCATCTGTATTGATATTTTGTTCCGGCTGCATCTACCTCGGCTCCGGCTTGGTACACTTTCGCAATCACTTGTACCGTACCTTGTCCGTTTTTAAAGACATTTCCTGTTAGCGCTATTGGTGTAACTTGTAATGGATCTGTTTGGTCTGCAAACGTAACAACATCTACATACGTTTTAGAACTATAAGTAGCAATACATTTAAAAGAGGCCATCCCTGCAACAGCTCCGGCTGGAATTGTTAATTTATCAGTTGTATGTCCACTTGTCCCTCCGCCTGTTGCTGTGGAAGTAAGTTTTAACCATCCGACACCTCCGCCTTGATCTGTAGAAACGGAAGCATCTTGTTTATACCATTGATACGTAACGCCTGTTGTTTGCTGCGTGGAACCATTAAAGACATCACATTCAGCGATAAGACTACCTGCACTATTTCTAAAAATGTTCCCATTTGGTGCCCATACGTATGCAGCAATAGCGTTTTGACCATTTGCACCATTAGTACCGTTTGTTCCATTGCTTCCGTTCGTTCCGTTCGTCACCTTCACCAATTCAATATCCAGTTTAGATGTGATATCGAGTCCTGTTGATGGATCCGTCCATACCACTTCACAAAGATATACTTGCTGATTTTTAGATGCTAAAATATTAGCCTTAATTGTGAGCGGTTTTCCAACTCCAGTACCGATTGAATAATTTGTATCATTTGCGATTGGAGTGTTATTACCTTGCTCATACCATGTAATGCTCTTTGCTTGTCCGATAATATCGGTTGCTGTACCCGATACAAATAAAGAAGGCGTTAATATCATATTATTTGTTGTCCAGTTAGGCGTATACGTATTTCCATTTGGGTTAAAAATTTGTACTTTCGCCTGATTTGATCCAATGTACCCCGTTAAACTTTTTGCATCGTTCAAATCTATTAAAGTAATTTGACCACTTGCTATAACTGCCATTCTTCATCTTCCTTCCAACTATAATTTATTTATTTCACATGCAAATGTAGCTCGTATATTTACATCTAAATTTGTAATAGTGACCTTCTTACCAGCATTTTCATGCGCCTTATTCCATGTGTTATCACCAAGCGAATCAGCGGATTTCCTTGTCCATTTATACATAAAATCAGTTGTATTCGTAACGTCTGTTGCTCCGTGATACACACGTGCTTCAAGTTCTGTACTAATTTGACCATTCTTAAATGTAGTTCCGTTTGTACTTCGAATCTCAACCTTATATACAATATGATTTGTTACTTCATCTACATTTTTTTGAGCCGTATCAGCAATCTCTTTTGTACGAAACAAGATTAACTCATTCATCTTATTCCTAGATTCAAAGTAATTCGTTAAACAACTTTTATATCTGTCGCCATTGATAACCGAATCTTTTATCATATTACTCGGTGATAAAATGGCTGCCTTATTATTTTCGTCATGTTCAACGGTTAAAAAGTTCTTCAGTTCTTCATACCTTTGTGTATACATATCTCTTGCGAAAATCTTTTCGTCCGGTTTCCAGTACCCTTCCGCGATCTGCATTGTGGAACTATACTCGTTTTGAATTTTTACCCACTCTGCACTTAGAAATTGTTTTTCAATCACTGTAATTACGTTATCTTCTGATAAGTTATCAATCAAAGTATCTAGCCTATTAGAAACTTTAAGAGGATCATAACCTTCTTCAAAAAATGTACCCGGCCCGATTCGGACATTATTTGCTTCAAATTGACCAACAACACCTGATGAAGCAACAAGCCCTTCATAAGTAAGAGCTTCTTTAAATGTTTTTCCACCATCGCGACTAATACCGATCCCAGCACTATTGAATGCAACAAGGTTATTTGGATTTTTAGGATCAACGCCAAGTATGCCATTCTCAAATGTTAATTCTGTTTGAGCATTCTTAATCGCTTCACTTGCACGTTTAACTCCTTCATCTAAGGCTTTGTATTTAATTTTCCCATCTTCATTTACAATGTCACTCATTGCCTTCTGTACGGTTTGAAAAAGTGTCCCACCAAAAGATTTTTTAGAGTTAGCTAGTGTAACCCTACATGCAATCGGCTCTAACTTCGCATTAAATACTTCCTCAATCTCCATAATTCTGGTTTCAATATCAATATCCATTGGCTCATAAATTAAAAGAACCCGATCCCCTTCATTCGGCACATTGTAAGGGTATCCGGCTTTTCTCAAATCTATAAAGTCAATTGTCATACTAACAACTGGCGTGTCCTGTAGGTTTTCTTTTAATGCCTTATCTAATCCATCTATAGTTGTAAAACGTTCATCGTCTATGGAATCCGCTTCAATTAGCCCAAATTTATGTACATTCCGACTGGTGTATTCTCTCTCTAACCCGCCTTTACCATATCCACGAATATAAGTCGCAAGGGGCTTTGTATCAATTTCTCTTTCAAATGTTTTGATATTGAAATTGTACCTAAACTGAAAATCAGTATCTTCCCCTATTTTTTCTTTAAAGCTAGCGAGATTTCCACGAATCGATATTTCTGCCTTATAGCGTTCTAACATCTTTTTTAGTAACGCCAATCGATTTTCTTTACCAAACTCTTGAAAGTCTTCCGCATAAAATCGATCAATAATTGCTGTTTGATATCCTGTTCCCTCAAATACAAAATCAACTGCTTCACGAAAAGTAATGCTGCCATTGTGAACTTTGTACTGTTGTTTATTCAGCATATTTACGTAAAATTCATGAATGCATTCAACTCTTTTGTAAAACTTACTTTCTATAGTTCTCTCCGTTAAATGCTTTACGACATAAACTTCACCATCAAATTCAATTTTGCTTTCTTCTTGTACCAATGGAAAAGAATGTGTATTTTCTTCTGTAGGATATAGTATAAAACTGATTCCTTTTTCCCCATTCACCCTACGAACTCTAGTGATAGTTAGAAACCCTGTTAGTATCTCTGTATTTCCTGCTATATCAGTTACTGTAACTAATTCCAACATCACACCTCCTTTCTATAAGTATTGGAAACGAAAATCAAATGAAATAGAAAAAGCGCCTTTAGCACCTGTAATTTCAAATTCATTTATTCCTTCCCTTAAAGATATTACTTTTTTATTTGTGTCTCGAACAATAGACAAGCTGTTTTTCGTACTTCTCACTTGATCTATCAAAATTGTATCTTTATCCGTTGTTGTGCCAGTATAAATCCATTCTTCTTTCGTTGTTTTGTTTCTAATCTTAAGATTCTCAGAAGCCCCTTTAAAGGTAATTCGTAAAGGCATCTGTCTTGGATCAATTTCTACATCACCTTTATTATCAATAGAGAATGTAGCTGTTGTTCTTGTATACTCTGTTTGCATCTTTTCTATCGTCGATTGTAAGGATTCAGCAAAAGCATTCGCTGATTTATACTGGATTTCTATAAGACTGTAGCTTCCGTTCGCCTGTGGTTCTACTTCATACTTATTTGCCACTCGTACTTTCCAACGCTTCTCAGGCTCTCTATTTGTAACAATATAAAATGGAGATTGCGAAGCGAAAAGACGGAACATAAAATTTCGAACTTTATAAAAATCATCTATCCCATGTGGTTCTGCGAGAAATAAAGATTTAATATCGTCCCTTGAATTAAAACTTCCACCTAAATCAATTTCTCCATGTCTCCCATCTAACTTTTCGTATCCAGTGTTATAGAAAGGGGAGTTAGGAAGAAAGTTTAAAACAGTAAGTTTGTCATTGGATGAAATAACAAACTTAGAACCATCTTCCTGAATAATTGTAAGAGTTTGATTTGTCATCGTCTCACCCCTGCATTGTATAAGTCCGTCTCGAATTTCTGTCCTTGCAATAGCTCCAATGGAGATATTAATAATTCTGCAAGAACCATTCTATCTATTACAATTTGTAATGGTCTTTGTTGTGCAAGGTCTTTGTTACTATATGGCATATATTGTCCCTTATCTGGATTATCATTGTCTGGTCGATACTGTATAACATTAGGATTATCAGATAACACTTCTCTCCACCTAGAAAGATTACCAACATCATGAATTGAAAGCCCTTCAAAACGTTCCATTTGACGTCCTATTTCTCTAATCATATCGCGCATACTCTCAGGAATATGAGTAATCCAATCGTTTTGCCAATCTCCATCCACAAAGATTGCATTTAAATATTTGGTTAACGGATCATCACCTTTAAAACTAAATATTTCTTCTGGTTTAATAGAACGAATACCATCAATTGCCTCTGTAACAGAACCCTGCAAGGCATCTCGTACTACAGAATATTGACTCTTAATCCCGGTTGCAAGTCCTTGTGCCATTTGAACACCTGCAAATGCTAAATTATTGGATTTTAGCGTATTTACAAGAGACTTATAAGCATTTGTACCAAGAGTGCGACTTTCATTTTCTGCCATATAAGATGTTTTTTGAATCCCCAGCGCAAAACCTTCACTAAAAGGTTTCCCCCCTTGATCACGTGTCAATCGCGAGGGCGAATTCACATTAAGTGTTGCTTTTAACGCTTCAAATGCACCTCTAGCTAAACTAGACGCTACACTTTGCACATTCCATTTTCCATTAGAAATACCACTAGCAAATCCACTTGAAAATGCTTCACCAGGGCTAACAGAACTAACGCTTTTTAATCCAGAATTTCCACTCTCTGCTACATTAGAACCACTTGATCTTACTCGTCCCTGGGTATTCTCCATACCTTGAGCGAACTCATTACCACCTTTTTGACCGTGTGGCGTACCATTAACGTTATTAAAGCCAGCATGAGCTGATGCTACAGCTTCAAGAGCACTCCCTCGGATATAACCATTTTGATTGACGATACCACCTGCAAAACCTTGGCCCCCTTGATTACCTGCCGGGTTTCCATTAATCGTGTTAAAGGCACCATGAGCACTAGCGACTACTTGCAAAGCACTTCCTCTGATATAGCTATCTTGGCTAATTATGCCTTGTCCTAGTTCGCTACCACTTTTATTACCGCCACCACCATCCGTCGTACTACCTAAAATCCCTTCAACTGCTTGTTTCTTCCCTGTCGCCACGGTTTCAGGAGCCGTGTTAGTAGATATCCCATTAGCTTGTGTTTGACTTATATCAAATCCAACTTGTGTTAAATCTAATTTCGCTCCATTTTCAACTAGCAATGCGATTGCCTTTGCTGCTAGTTCAGCGTTAATGGAACCATTTTGCATACCTTGTACCAGCGTTTGCACATTGAATTTCCCTGCTTCTCCAAGATCAACTTGAACATTACTTTTAATATCTAATCCCATAGTCTGTGCGACTTGTTGTAATGGTAATGCTCCAATTTGCATTCCATTAATTAAAGTTTGTATGTTATTTTGACCTTCTTGAGTGGCATCAACTTTCATTCCATTTTTAACGTTTTGTTGGAAGAATTGGAATACTGTATCAAATGACAATGTTCCATTCTGAAGTCCTGTTATCCACGAATCCATTGTCATTTTCCCATAGATGCCAAGATCAATCGTGGTATTACCTTGCATATTTTTACTTAAGAATTCTCTTACTTCTCCAGTATCCTTAGTTTTGATGCCTTCAATCCACTTTTGCATAGACTCAATGCCACTTTGTGAAAGGTCTACTTTATATACATCTTTTAATTTATTGGCATTTGCGGTTGCTACAGCTGAAGAATCTAATTCACCTTTTTGAAGTTTTTGTAAGAATGTATCTATCGTGAATTGTCCTGCTGGTCCTAAATCAATTTTCATTTTACCGTCAATTTCCTTTGCCATTGATTCAGCTAACAACCTAGATGACTCAGTTCCTTTTTGAAGTTCGGAAAGATACATTCCAATACTTTCAATCTTAGATTTACCATATTGCAACTCATATTTAAGTAATTTATCCTGATAATCTTTTTCCGCTTTTTCTTGATCACTTCTGAATCGATTCTCTAAATCTGTAGATTTCTCTCGATAACCCCAGGCCGCTTTAATACGTTCGCCCCATCCTTTATCTTCTGCTTCAATTCGCTTAGCCTGTGATGCTAAGACTTCTGCATCTTCGTCCTTCATATGTTGCTGTAACACTTTAAATCCATCGTTCCTGATTCCTTGTAGATCATTCACATGTTTTGATTCGTAAAGTGCAATAGCATCTAATGTAGCTTTTCTTTCCTCTGGTTTAATTTCACCCAGTTTAAAAGCCTTCTCTACATTTTCACGCCATCCTTTAGTTTGTTTTTCTAAAGATTTAACGCCATCTTCATATACTTTTATGATGCTTTCGAAACGCTTTTTACCAGCATTTAAAGAGAGCATCCCACCAGATTCGATTTCTTTTGAAATTGACGTTATTTCTTTCGCTTTTGTATAGAATTGTTGAACATTCTTGTCTGCAACCTGTAATGCTTGTTCAAATTTTTGAGCAAAATCTTTTGGCATTTTCATAGTATCGCCTTGATACCTTTTAATACCTTCTTCCAAAACCTTTTCAGCCTGTGTAGCAACTTCGATTTCTTTATTGATGGATTCAATCACATTATTTTTAACTTGTTCCAAAGTTTGTTTTGCACTTTCAGGAACTGTTCCCATCAACTGACTAAACATCTTATTAAACTCGCTTTTCTTTCCTTCTAATTCTTTAATGACTTCATTCGTCATACGTTGGAAAGCTTTAATTGTTTCATCAGCTGCTTTATTTGCTTCTTCTCCTGTTTTAAGTTTCAAATCCATCATATTATTAATAGCTTTATCTTTTAAATCTACATAAGCGCTAGCTGCTTTACTTGTTGCTTCACTTACATTCTGACCAAATTTAGACATATTTGTTTGAGCTTGATTTGATTTTTCATTTAGGTCCACTATTGCTATACCAAGCGCTCCTACAGCAAGGACTGCTCCTGTAATCGCTAAAGCAATTGGATTTGCCAATAAAGCACCTACACCCATAGCAAGAAAGCCTAACGCTGTAGTTACACCAGCTATCCCAAAAGCTAATAATGCACTTTTAGCAATCGTACTTTGTGTGGATTCATCTAAATTATTAAACCAATCTACTACACCTTGAACACCTTCTACCACATCAACTAATATTGGCAACAAAGCATCACCGAATGATTTTTTCAGTGTATCTACAGCACCACTTAGTTGCTCCATTTTACCTTTAGTCGTGTTCATCTTCGTCTCAGCAACTTCTAATGCTGTTACCTTTGACATTTCCGTATACATATTTTCCACACCATTTGCACCCTCTTTATAAAGGATGTTAGCGGCACGAATAGCATCAGATCCAAATAACGTATACATGTAAGATTGTCTTTGTTCAGCCGTTAACCCTTGCATTGCCATTTGGAGAACTTCAGCAATATCGGACATGTTTTTTAAGTTTCCATTTGAATCAAAAAAGGCGTTTGTCATGATACCAGTTGAGAAGGTTAACTTCTGAAATGCTTTCTCAGCTTTTTCAGAACCAACTTTTACACCAGCTTGTTTAGCTGCGTATTCAGATAAAGATCCAGTTACATCTTGAAATGACGTTGAAGTTGGCTTAATACCTTTTTCTCCAAGAAACTGCATTGCCTTTCCAGTATCAATTGTTATTAATCCCAACTCGCTAAACATTTCATATGCTTCGTTAGATTTAGGAATTAAGTTTGCAAGCATTGTTTTCAGTGAAGTACCTGCATCAGAACCTTTTAAACCGTTCTGTGCAAATAAAGCTAAGGCTGTTGTAGTATCTTTAAAACTTAGTCCTACCCCCGCTGCCACCGCTGAAACCATCGATAAACCAAATTTCAATTCACTAACATTCGTTGCGGAAGCATTTGCTGCACCAGCCAATAGATCAGCTGCTTGAGCTACTGATAAATTATCATCCTTGAACGCATTTAGAGCTGTCGAAGCAATTTCTGCTGCATCTCCCAATTCTAATTCCCCAGCTGTTGCTAGGTTAAGGGCGCCTTCTAACCCACCATTAATAATGTCAGTTAGACTTACCCCAGCTTTAATTAACTCTTCAATCCCTTGTCCTGCTTGTACAGAAGAATATTTTGTTTTTTCTCCCATTTCTACAGCAAGTTCACTAATCTTTTTCATTTCATCGCCAGTTGCACCAGAAACTGCTTGAATATCCGCCATCTTCTGCTCAAAGTTCATCGATTCTTTCACAGCCACCGCAAGTCCAGCTCCGATAACACCAGTCATTGCTGCAAAGGTTGTTCCGACCTGACCGCCAACATCCTGCATTTTGTTCCCTGTATCACGCATCCGTTCTCCAGTGCGATGAAGGCGATTCTGTTGTTCCGCTAATTCGCGGTTTGTTTCTCTTATCTCATTTTGAATACGCTCTTGAGCTGTTTCAGCACGATTCATAGCAATCGTATTATTATCGATTTGCGTATTTAATCGCTGTAACGCCTGACCATTTGATGTATATTCAGCTTGAAGCTGCTTTAATTCTTGCTTCAATTGTTTTGCTTCTTGTGAATTACGTCCAAAGTTTTGCACTGCTTGGTTATACTGTGTTTCAAGACGTTCCATTGATGCTGCCAATGTTAAATTGGATGCTTGTAATTGTTCTTGCTTTTGTCTTGCTTGTTCAATTTTTTGACGGTAATGCTCTACTTTTTGTCCTTGTAGAGTGAACTTTTCATTTAAATACGTTAATTTATTTTGTAACTGCTCTACAGAATTCCCAAGTAGCCTAGCACGTTCACTCGTTAAATTAAACTCTGAGTCTATTAAGCGTAAACCGCGATTAATTCCTGCAACACCATTTTCAAACCTTTGGGTGTCAAGTGTGACTCGGGCACCAATTTCCATATCTCCAGCCATTTATCTCACCTACCTTTATAACCAAGCTGGTGCTTGATCAGCTGTTCGAACAACTTTTTTATCTTCTTGCTGTTGTTTGTAGCCTAATGTTTTAAAAAAGAGGACTAAATCCATTTGATTTATATCTGCTTGAGATATACCAACATCTTGAAGCATGCTATAAATACCCAGCATCATTTCTGTTGGTTTGAATGGTTCCTTCTGTTTCTCTGCTTCTTTTTTTTTGATGAATTTGTCTTTGAATCAATGGCATTGATAATAGCAACAGCTTCAGCAATACGCCCTATAATTGCTAAACAAATAGAGTAAATAGTTGAAGTTAAAAACCAAGCATGTATACCATTAAGGAAATCTTCTACTGTGAAACGATTACCAAACAATTGAACAACAAATTGAGCAGCTTCTTTTAATAAATCAAATTGAACAGTTTCAGCATTTAACTTTTCTGTCCACTCTGCCGCTGCAAACGCATCAGTAGCAGAAATGAAATTAGGTAGAAAAAAAGTTTTTTTACCAGTAGATAAATTCAAAACCAATTTAAAAGTTTCTGTTTTTTGTGTTTCTTGCATAATTGAATCTCCTCTCATAAATAAAAGGCACAGCATTTCGCTGCGCCTTCTCATTGTCAGATTTCTTAAACTTAAGGTCCTGCCACTACTGGTGGACTTGGTACTGTTTTGAACCAATTTGAAGCTACAGAAGCGTCCGCACCTGTTGATTCTTCATCCAAAATATGTCTCCAATTCCCATCTTCACGTTGAATTGCTTTACATTTCACTTTGGATGATTGGAAGTTCGGTTTGTCTTCTGCTGTTTTATGCTCGTCCTCTGGAATTTCAAATTTTGTTTTATAGTAGCAATAGAATTTGTTTTTTCCGTTGTCCTTTGGCAAGCGATATAAAATTGCTACATATGGAGCGATATCATTTACGTTATCGACCACTTGTCCTTTAACAACCTTCTTACCTAATACCTCTGCATACACTTCTAATGGCAATGAATCTACTTCAAATTCAAGTTCTACTCCACCAAATGCTGAAGCTGTCGCTCGTGGACCACCTTCTGCGTAAAACGTAACAGATTCGGATTTAGGTGATGCTTTCCCACTTACCGTGTAACCAACTCGTTTAGGCGTGGCATAGGTAGCCTTACCATCAGGTGTTTCTGTTAAAATTGCATAATGTAAATCCCTAAAATCGATTGGAATAGCCATTTATTTTCCTCCTAAAGTTTAATGTCAGTACGAAATCTCATACCATAGTGATGTATTTTCGTATCTGATTCGTATAAATTTACTGTTGTAATACGTTTAAAACCTATATTTTTCATAGAACTATTTACCGCTTCTTTTAAATCACCCTTAACTGGCATGAAAGACCAAATATCAACCTGAAATAAAATAGTGCTGGTAGATTCCGCTCCTTCAGCGTATCTTCCAGCACCATTATCTAATTCAGAATAAGTGATCCATGTTTTGCCGTTGTCATCTCCACGAATCATGTTATAAATGTATTCTCCACCTAGCTTTTCCACAATAAAAGGAGTCGTAAGAGCACGTAACACATCTTTTTCTAAAAATCTCATACGATTTGCAACGCCGCTGCAAAGACATTTCTCATTTCATGAACTGCCTTTATTTCTGTATGGGTTACGGTCTTTTCTATGAATCCTTTATGCGGTGGATGTGGCATTTTACTGGTTCCCCAGTTTTGGAATTTCATATAAAAGTGTGGAGAATTATCATCTTTTTCCCATCCCACACTAATAGATTTGACTCCATTTCGATTCTTCACTTTACCAACAAGTACTTCATCTTTTGCATGCTTCCCTGTTCGCCAAGATTCTTTAGGTGAAGGTGGTTTAGGAGATGCACTAGCTGGACTTTCTACCTCTAATGCATCTTTCACTACTTCAGCGCCCTTTTTTAACGCCGTATTTTCAACTGTTTTTACGTTTCTTCCCAATGCTTCGAAACACTGAATAGCTTCCTGGATCCCAAAGGTCGTTACTTCTGCCATATGGATCTCTCCTCGCACACTAAACAGATTTCTTTATGCTGTTCATCAACATCTATAACAGCTCTAATTTCAAATAAACGCCCGTCATATAAGACGCGCATTTTCGTATCAATCCCTCTACGAAATCGCATAAAAAAATTCACTGTGCGAACCGCATTCTCGGTGTTTCCAGTGAATATTTCATAATTGAATCCCTTTCCGAATGGTGTTTTTGCTCTTGCCCAAACAGTGAGAACATCTTTCCATTCTGACGGAACTGGATTCCCTTCATCATCTTTTTTATTTGTGATTTCTTGCTGAATTGCTATTCGTTTATTTAATTTACTTGGATTCATGATTATCACCGTAATTATAGTCCCTTAATTGTAATATGGTGGTTTCTAATGAATGCTTTAATGCCGGGACATTTAATGATTTATCTTGATTCTCATAGTTTAATAAAACATGCGTTATTACTGCGATTTTATATAGTGCCTTTTCACTTTCAGGAACACCAGATTGTAATAAGGATTCTTTTGCTCCATCGATTAGAAGTTGAATATCTGTATCCTCTTCATCTCCATCGATTTTCATTTTTCTTTTTAATAGCTCTAACATATAATCACCTATGATCCTGAAGCATTGGTTTTCGCTGATAATTCAACGCTTAACGGAGAATTTAATCCGTTATTTCCAACTGCTTTCACTTGATAAGAATATGTTGTATCACCAGTTAGACCTGTGTCTTTATAGGTCGCTGTTACTGATGTCCCTAATTGTTTTCCATTGCGAAGTATTTGATACTCTTTAATGCCCCCATCATACACAACAGGAGACCAACTAAAGTTGGTCGTTGTTACTGTTGTAGAATCAACTTTTAACCCTGTTGGTCCTTGGGGAGGATTAGGGTGTAGTCTGCACTTCAGCGATACGGAATGCTGATTTCAGTTTAATTTTATGGTCAAACCAAGCTGTTAAAACAAAAAGTTCAATACCTGTTTTTACATCTTTGTCACGATCATAAATCATATTTGGATCGTAGTTGAAGTGAGAATATCGGAAATCACCAACAACTGGATTCACTGCTGAATCACAGAACTTAACTGGCTTCCCTAAAACCTGTTCTGGTTGCGCATTATATAAGGTAGCACTACCATTAGCAAGTGTTTCAATTATTTCCAGATAATCTGTGTAACGCATTTCAATAGTCGCATTTTCACGAAAATCTTCATGTAAATCTGCAACTGCTGACTTAATAGCTTTATATAAAGTTGCACCTTTAACTGACTTAATGCCAGCTTTATAGAATGACATAGATTCTTCTCCAGCTTTAGGCGTTGTAGCAAATGCTACTTTCTTCTCTTTTGCTGCTAAACCACTTTCTAACGCTTGATCTACAGTTTGTACTAAGTTTGTATCAGTTGCTGCTAAAACAGTCTCTGAAATAGGTACAAACACCTTAAATTTATTACGTCCGAAGGTTACAACATCACCTTCTGCTTTCAATTCCTTTGCTGTGGCTGTATCAGCAATAAAATCATCATCATCTAATGTAAAAGTAACCTTAGGAATTTCAAGGTTAGTCACACTTGTAAATGTAGACACATCTCTTAATGGGTTTTTAACAAATGGTTCATGCAATAATTCATTTGTCATTGTAGTTGGAAGAATTTTTTCGCCACCTGTTGAATTTTTATCACCAAGAGCTGCTCGTGCTTCTTGTGATAAGGTACCTCCACGAATTGTAGCTCGAACCAATTCTGCTTTCGCTGCAACTACCTTTTGTTTTGGATCTTCAATAGATTGCAAACCAGTTTGAGTTTGAAATTGTGCTTTTTGTTCAGCTTCCATCGTGTCATGTTGTTCTTTAATTACATTGAAACGCATTTGAAGGTCTTTCTTGGATTGTTGTAACACTTGAAGACTCTCCATGCTTGCGGATGGATCAATCGCCTTCTGAGAAAGCTCACTCTCTACTTTTTGTAGCTGTTGACCAATAGTAGATAAATTTTGTTTTAGTTCAAACAATGTATTTTTTGAGAAGTATTGAAAGTTACCAATAGATACTCGAAATTTATTTTTCATTAATGAATTCCCCCTAAAATTGTGTTTATATAGTCCGCGTTAGCTTTCGCTTCTTCGGCAATTTTTTGTCGTTCTAACATTTCGTTTGGTGATATGTTTGCTTGTGTATTTACTAATTGTTGTGGAACATTTTTGTATTCCTTCATCCACTTTTCATCTAGACATGCTGCGGCATTATTTGCTGAGATAATTTCATCACAAAGTCCATACTCCATTGCTTCATCAGCCGATAACCATGTCTCTGCATCTAGTAATTGTTTTAATATATCTTCATTTAACTTATCACCAGCACGAGTTAAATAGTGTTGCACCATCGATTGGTTAATACGTTCAATGTCATCCGCTGCTTTACGTAGCTGGTCAGCGTTTCCTGATGCATATGTCCACGCATTGTGTACCATGAACATTGAATTAGCATACATAATGATTTTGTCTGAAATCATAGGTAATACTGATGCGCAAGAAGCACCTATGCCATCAATATAGGAAATAACCTTTGCTGGATGTCGCTGTAACATTGCGATAATAGCCATTGTTTCAAACACAGATCCACCTGGACTATTGATGTAAAGGTTAATCGTTTCAATGCCGTCACCTAATTCATCGAGTTCATTTTTAAAAGTAATAGACGATACCTCGCCATACTCTTCCCATGCATACTTTGTAATTTCTCCATAAATAAAAACATCAGCCATTTTACCATTGGCGGATGCTTTCATTTGGAAAAACTTATTCTGTTTGTTCTTTGCCACCGTTTTTCACCCCCTTTCGTTGAGTCGGCTCCATTTCAATTGGATATAGATCACCACTTACCCACAGTTTTGAAGCATTACCACCAACAGGTGGTTCGTCTTCTTTTTGGCGCACATCATCTTGTGATAACCATCCACTCCTAATTGCTGCTTGATAATAAGCTGTTCTTGAAGCTGTATCACCTCTTAACAGCCCTCCAAGGTTGAATTTAAAGTAATGTCCCTCTTGCCGTTCTTTTTTATTTAGCAATTTACGGTTCATTTCTTGCTCATACTGACGAACAATAGGAGTTAGAGTCATTTGAACAAACTGAATCATCAACTGTTCATTACTGCTATAACTTTGTCCTTCAGTGTCATTTAAAAATGTAACCGGAACATTAAAAACGTTAGCAACTCGTGAACGTGTAATTCGTTCTGATGCTAACGTGTCTGAAGCGAAATATTTCCGCTCCATTTCTTCAATATTTACACCGGGTTCTCTAAATAAAATGCCACCATTTTCTTGATAAAATCGTTTAAAATCATCAATGATTTTTTGCCTCTTATCACTATCTACCTGCGTCGCATAATCCAAAATAAAACTATCTTTCTTCTGCATTTCTGACAAACTAAATTCTTGTACTGCCTTATCATATTCAAGAGTATTTCGCAAAACATCAATTGGACAAATACCTTTCCATCTTGAAATACCTGTGATGTGTTTGACATGAAACATGTTCATATTGTGGATGTAATACGTACCTTCAATCCCACGTACCTCATACCACAAATTATTATCATCCTTATTCAAAAAAGGTGTTACATAAGCGGATTCAATAGGGATTAATGATTCCACTTGAAACCGAATATCACGAATGATAGCTGCATATCCATTTCCAGTTTCATTTCTTGAAACTTCAATTTTATTTATCCATTCAAATCCGGTCATGTTTGGATTAGGTTCATTCATTACAACATCAGACACTTGATTAACAACAGTGTCATAATCCTTATAAAGCTTTAACGGCAAAGATGCGACCGTATTAGATAATCTGCTAATCACACTAAAAATCGTCTCATTTGTAGCTAGCTTTGCATTATCAATACCCCAAAACTTCCTTCCAAACCATGAAGTGAAGTTATATCCAGCCCCTTTCCATCCTAATGATGCTCCTTTAATCGCTCCTTTAACACGATTAATCAAATTCAATTTCTCACCGCCTTTCTATTTAAAAAGATCATTAACTGATATAAATTCAATATTTCCATCACCTTGTAATTGAGTTAACATCGGGATTACTTCTGTATGAGCATTTAGAAATGCTGCAAAGCCATCAATCTTTCGATATTTACTCTGCTTAGATGGTAAAAAGTTCCCGTTTCTGTCTTCCACAAGCTTTACATTATTCATATACCAACGGAAAAGACGGTTTTTATTGCTGATTATTTTTCCGTCCAATAACAACTCTTTTACATCTTTTAATGCTGGACTTAAAGTTAAATGTCCTTGTCGAACTGTTTCGGTTTTAAAACCATAGGCTTTCAAATCTTCATTTAAACGGTAAGCATTAGCTGGATCATAAGTGATTTTCTTTATGAAATATTGTTCAGATTGCTTAACAAACCAATCATAAACATACTCATGTTTCACATACTCACCGGGTATAATAGTGAGCCAACCTTTGTCTTTAAACTCTTTAAAGCTAATATTCTCGTTATCCCGATCAACTTTAGCCTGCGGAACCCAACTATGAGATAACACAAAAACCTTTCCGTCATCTAAAGGAAACTCTAAACAAGCACTTGTAAAATCCTCTGTTGCAGACAAATCATAACCTGCAACACATTCTTTACCAGCTAATCCCTCTATATCAATAACTTTTTCATTCCTTTTTAATATCTCAATACCAACAAAGGACATTTCATCATTATCAACAAAGAGGTTAAATTGTTTTGTAATCCAGTCATTCTTTTCAGCATCCGTATGCTTGTCTGTATTCCAATCATCAATAAGCGATGGAAGATCTAGCGAAACTCCCATATTAGGATTTGCTTTAATCCATAGTTCAGGATTCTCAATTTCATCCACGCTATCCATTTCAGCCATGAAATAAAACTTTCTATCTTGGTCGATAACTCCTTCCAAAACATCAGTTGCAATTTCATAGTATTGAACAAGCGGTCCTTCAAGCTGATATCCTGCTGTAGTGATGTAAACAATCATTGGCTGTTTACGTGCGCCACGTGATTTTTTAATAACATTAATTAGCTTAAAGTTTTTAAATTCATGTATTTCATCAAAAATACCAAGGTGTGTATTTAATCCGTCTAATTTCTTACTATCTGATGCACGAGGTTCAATTTTAGAATGAGTTTTATCATGAAAAATCCCTTTCTGATTTTCGCGTAAATGTTTCCGAAGAAAGGGTGATTTTTGAACCATTGCACGACTTTCATCAAATAATTCTCCAGCTTGTTGTTTTGTATTTGCCAAAACATAAACACGAGCACCCGGCTCATTATCTTTAGCTACAGCATAATTAGACAAACCAGAAATCATTGTTGTTTTTCCGTTTTTACGACCAATAAAAATAAGACCCTCACGAAAGCGCCTATAACCTGTATCTTTATGAATCCATCCATACAAAGAGCCTATAACAAAGTGCTGCCACGGTTGTAGAACTAGCCTTTTATAGTCGCCTTTTGACGGACGACAGAACTTTTCAATATATCTTATAGGTCGATGAGCTTTTTCTTCATCGAATATCCAAGGAAACTCCTCGGTACCCTGTCTCTTCAAATCATTTAGATGACGTTGACAAGACAAGATATTTTTCTTACTAGCTTTTATGTTTCCCTTCACAACTTGTTCTGCATACCAAGTTGTTCTTAGTTCAGGAGAGGGATCTACCAAAATATAAAAATGCTTTATCTGTTCATTTCGCCAATTTTTATACCACTTGGATATTTCAGATGGCTTAGAAGTCGTCGAAATCATCATCAGAGTCTCCAGTTAGCTCTTCCTGAAGCTTTTTACGGCTTGCCCCAGTCAACCCTAGCTCCCCTAAATATTGACGTATCTGCTGTAAATACTTAGGTATCTCTGATATCAAAGGGTGCTTAGTCAAATTTGTAGCATTAGCTTTATTTGTATGCTCCATTGTCAGCCCTTCTTTTTTTACATTAGCTGCCATCTCTCTAAACATTTGATAACTGAAAGCAATCGTTTCAACTACAATAGGATCATTGATATCAGCCTTCCCTTCACCTTCTAAAACAGACCAAATACGAATCCAAGTATCTTTTCCTACCTTTTTTAAATGGGTAGGTGGTTTTCTCTCATTCAATCCTTTATCCACGATATCACCTCACTTACATTTTATGGATAAAAAGTGTTGTCTCAAAAATAAAAGTCCTCTGTTTTTAGGGTTTACCCCCCTTTAGAAAAACCACTTGCGCTACGCACGAAGGTGGCATCCGGTCTGGGCGGAAACTGCTCTGAACAATAAATGGAGGGGGCTATATGAATTCTTTATTCGCTTTTACTTTTACGAACTGAATCTTTCTTTTATTTTTCTTTTTCCCTCCACCCTTTTCAGGATGTTCTTTGTTGTGACATGCATTACATAAACTAATTAAGTTATCTAATGTTAATGCAAGTTCAGGATATTCACTTCTTTCTTTGATATGATGGACCATATCAGCAGGTACTGGTATCAATGGATCGTGCTTCATACACTCTTGGCACCGATAGTTGTCTCGTATTAATGCCAACTCTCTACACCTTCGCCAAGCTGTACTGTCATAGAACTTCTTCGCTTCTTTATCCCGCTTGTATTTATCGTAGAACTTTCGTTGTTGTTTTCTTTTATTTTCAGTCATTGTCTTGGACTATCGTTCGAGCTATGGCTTCACCATCCAAATATAATTCAACAGTTTCAGCCACTCCTGTATACTTGTTCATAACCTTTTCTAACTTCTCGAATGCACTTACACATTCGTTGATAGCTAATGTAAGTTCTTCAATATTTGCTTTTGCCTCTGTTGTATCAATATCGATTTGAGCTGAAACAATATTTTGTTTTTCCATTTTTCAACACTCCTTAATAAATTCAAATTTTATGTGATATTAATTTGACGACATTGTCTTACTAATGGGATAAAGTTTTTCAAGAGATTTACAGCATTCTTATTTTGCCACCATCTATCTAACAGAACTATTCGTGCATTCATTGGATTAAGTCCATCAAGAGAGAATGAACTATTAGATATGAAACGAGGCATTACATGAGTTGTTCCAAAATGAGCCTTTATTCTTTTCCAAGCTTCTTCAGCTTGCGTTAAATTATTACCAACAATCCATAACTCTTGTTTTTTATCTTCTTTTAAATCCCTTAACACACTCTCTAAATATAATAAATCATAATTTTTTAGTTCCATCCTTCATCCCTCCAAAAATAAAAAGCACCCGAATGGATGCTTTTTTCTCAATTGTTCATTTATATTTCAATTGTGGTACGTGAAGTTTTATTCTTTTTCCAATCACCTAATGTTGTTACATTCATCCGCTTCAACATTATTAAGTAACTGGAAGAAGAGCAAAAGCTCTTCTTAATAACGGTATCATTCAATCAGTACCATCTGCTTGTTTCGGATTTTATGTGCCGTCATAATGAAGCTGTTTAGAAAAAATATTGTACAAAGGAATTTTATGAGTTGTGTTTTCCGCCACTTCTCACAATACAAATATATCATGTTAAATATCAAAACGTGTCCGTAAATAGTTCGCAAATTGTCCGCGAATAGTTCACGAATATTTAATCTTTAATAACTGATTAATTATCGAAAATCATCATTCATCATAGTGATGATAATGATGGTGATGATGTTCTACTTTTTGAACAGGAGTTGGCATCAATGTTTTTATTCCACTCGCTAGCGCAATTATATAAACCAACGAATCCCATATCCCTTTTATTTCTTCATCTGTAAGTGCACTCGACAAAGCAATAATTAAAATTCCAAGTGTTAGCCTGTAACATACATTTTTGAATTGGCTATCTGAAATAACATTAATTACATCATCCTCTTCAATCAATGTTTCAGTTAGATCAGTTTCCCTGATTATACTTGATAATTCTTCGTAATATTGCTTAGATGATACGACGTCCATTTGATTAAAAGAACTTGATAAAGTACTCTCTATTACCTCAACTGGCTGCATGAATATTTGACCTAAATTTCTAGAACTCTCTGTTACCTTTAACGCATCTCTTATTGGCTGTATCACATCTTCCTGCTGCATGAATATCTGGCCTAAATTTCTAGAACTCTCCGTTGCCTTTAACACATCTCTTATTGGCTGCATCAAATCTTCCTGCTGCATGAATATCTGACCTAAATTTCTAGGAATCTCTGTTGCTTGTAACGCATCTCTTATTGGTTTCATCAAATCTTCCTGCTGTATGAATATCTGACCTAAATTTCTAGGAATCTCTGTTGCTTGTAACGTATCTCTTATTGGTTTCATCAAATCTTCCTGCTGCATGAATATCTGACCTAAATTTCTAGGGATTTCCATCGTTCTAAATTTCTTATTTTTAGCCCCTGATTTATTATCTCCATTACTCATATTCTCTCCTCCATCGCCAAAACTTTATATAAAATTATATTCAAAGTAAATTTTACCATGTTTTATCCCTCTTTTTTGTATGATTTCTAGCATTAAAGTTTATTAATCACTAAAAATGAATTAGCTATAAACTAGATTGTGTTGAGTTAGCCTATCCTGTTTTTTCTTAGAGCTATCAAGGTTTCTAGTATTTCATCAAAATGAATTTGACACTTTCAGTTTAAAGCTAATTCAATAAGTGATAAAAAAATAAAGGAATTAGATTCTAAATTTCCTTTGATAATCATTTAATGTATCTTGTTGGATTCCTATATATCTTAAAGTCTCTTTCTGATCTGTATGATTTAACATTTGTTGTAAAGCAACTACATCTTTAAACTGTTTATAATGATGGTACCCATATGTCTTTCTAAGCGAATGAGTTCCAATACGTTCTAATCCAAATTCTTGTGCTGCCTGATTCAATATGACATATGCCATCGATCTTGTAATAGGCCTGTTCTTTCCATTCCTACTTTTAATGAGAAATTCATTTTTCGGTTTTCCTTTTGTATAATCTCTTAATGCTTTCTTTAAATCAGAAGGCATCTTCACATCTTTAATTTTATTAGTTTTCTTTTCACGAATAAAAATATTCCACCCTTCAACATCACGTACTCGTAAACGTAGAATATCTGAAATGCGTAATCCTGTATTAATACCAAGAAGGAACAGAATGTAATTACGTTCATTCTGTTCCTTAAAATATTCTTTTAGTTCTTTAATCATTTCTTTATCTCGAATCGGTTGTACAATGTTCATACACTTTGCCCCTCTTTTTGTTTACGTGTTTTTAGATATACCTCTTTCTTTAGATTAAAAGCTAAACGTAATATCGCGCGTCCTTTTAACTTATAATACTTTGTTTTACCTATACCTAAATCCATCCAAATATCGGGATCATATCCAATATCATCTTCCATATAAAATTTCACGATGACCTCTCGTTCATCATCTCTTAGACGATTCACAGCATCATACAACCAACTCATAAATTCATTTCTTTCTTGTTCATACTCAATTCTTTCAATTGCAATATTTTCAGTTGAACTATTAAACTCATTTGTAGTTGATGGAGGAACAATAGAATATGATGCTGTTACTTTTGGCAGCATATCACATGGCATTGTTGCTAAATATGTACGATACTCGTTGAAAACTTTTTCAATTTCTTGTTTTGTTCTTTTCCCATCCACGATTGGCATTTTAAACGATAATTGTTTATTCATATTAAATTCCTCCATTGTTATTATTTTTGTCTTATTGCTCCGCCTCTTCGTTCATAACAAGGTCTATGTATCCCCATTAAATCCTCAATTTCACGAGTACTTAACTTCTCTTTTCGTTTTTTCTTAGTTTTCTTTTTTGTTTGATTCGATTGCTTTTTCCATTCATGTAATTGATCTCTTAACCCCTTCATTTCCCCATCTCCCTTTTCAAAATAAAAAGGACACCTATTCCTAAAACAGCTTTAATTGCTGTTCTAAAAATTGGTGTCCTCTAGTTTTCTAGCCGGACTATATTTTTTGTACGAAAAAACTATTATCTTACCTGTCTGTTCATTAAAAGCTTAAAGACACATAAATTTATTACACTTTAAAATTAAACTTTATTTTATTAATCCTGCATTTTCAACTTCTTCTAAATCTTCCATTAAAAATTCTAGATCTATAAGTGAGTGTAATGCTATAAATAACCTTAAAGCATCCACTCTTTGCCATTGATTTGGATTATCACGTCCATGTAACACCCAATTTCGGTTTATTATATCAAATCGAGAAGTTCTTTTATCAAAATCCCCGTATCGGAAGATAGTACCAATGAACTCTACAATAGAAGAGTAATAAATAATATAAGTTTTATCTGATTCTATTTCACGCTTCACTTTTTTATATCTCCTATTAAGCGAAACCTGGTCATTAGATTGTACAATTTTTTTATATCTTGGTGAAATAAGTGAGTTAGCAACCCCTTCGAAAATCGTAAATAAATTAGGAATTACTATTAAATAATTTCCCTGTTCATAGCTGTCAAAACATTGGACAAGAAGCGTTCTCCATTCAGAGGTAAGATCATGATTAATAATATCAGATTTTAATTCTTCGAAAACCTTTTTGTCTAAGTGAAATTTTTCTATTAAATTATCAATTTTACTTATATCTGAAATACGAGACATTTCTATGTGGTCCCTTATATCCATCAACATAGGAAGCGTCCAACCTTTTTTTCCTAAAGATTCTGCCGCTTCTTTCCACTCTTTTTCTATACCCTGTAAGTCTATATTTTGCAAAGGTTCGAAGGCTTTTCTTAACAATTGAGTATACTGTTCTTGGAAATCATTAAATATCTTGAACACATCTGCAAATGCATCTGTATAAGAAAATACTATTTTTTGCTTTTTAAATTCTTCAAGAACAAACTTTTTCTTTTCTTGAATATCCATTCCGTATATCCCCTTTTATTGTATAAAGTATAGTTTTGTACAACTATGATTTAATAACAATATTATCATTTCTTCTTTAAACCTTCATTGTTTCCACCGTGTTTCAATACAAAACTTTTTAATGAAGAGAATATTTTGTTCAAAATTAATTCCCTTGAAGTAATGAAATTCTATATAATGTAATTAACAACTATAAGGAGATGTAGTAATTGCTAACATTTTTGTACATAATAACTTTTCTTTATATTATATTTTTGATTTTTTATTTAATATTCAATTATATAAAAAAAGAGAAACTAAAAAAAATTCATATAGAAGAACTTCGCCAATCAAGTATTTATGAGATTGATTGTATGAATGGGCGACAATTTGAAGAATACTTGAGTTACTTATACGAATTCTTTGGATACCAAACAGAAGTTACAAAAGGATCTGGTGACTTTGGAGCTGATTTAATCCTAAAAAATAATAACGAAACAATCATTGTGCAAGCAAAACGTTATAGTAATAAAGTTAGCCTCCAAGCTGTTCAAGAAATCGTTGCAGCAAAAAAATACTATAATGCTAGTCATGCATGGGTTGTAACTAATAACTATTTCACAGCACCAGCACGTAAGTTAGCTGATGCTAATGAAGTTTTACTTGTAGATCGTGATTTACTGATAAAATTAAGTGCACAAATGAACCGTCAAACTAATCAGCAACCGACAGACTTAGAGCAGAGCAGCTATTAATAACTGACTGCTCTTTTATTTTAAAAGGATTATTTTAATTTAAAATATAAATTCTTAATATTTATATATCACTATAGATGTTATAATTAATTTATTATAATAATAGGAGTTGATTTTATGAACAAAATTGATAGCTTTTTTGAATCATCACTAAGTACATGCAAAACGTTACAATTAAGTCTAATTCCCAACTTTCCTGGTATTGAAGAAACTGAAAACCACAAGTTAGTTTCTTATAATCTAAAGGAAACTGTTTCTGGTTATCTATTAGAATTAAACTTAGAAAACCCAGAAACGAATGAGCGATATACTTTTACGTACAATGATATTCAAAAAATTGAAGGACATGGTAACTCTACATACCACAAATATTATATTTACTGTCTAAACAGACGACTATATAATGACAAACATAGTGATGAACTTCTAGATGGTAGAAGTCTATCTGTTTCATACGAAGATAATTCTTATGTTGATACATATAGAATCATGATCTCGAAATAAACATACTATCGCTTTCCATCTAAAGACCTTATGTGTATTTTTAAAATATATATTAGGTCTTTTTCTATTAATACAAAATGAAGTTTTTATATAAAGTTTTCTCAACACTTAAATACCGGAAAATAATTACCTTTTATGGTAAAACATTGTCAATACCATAAAGTTCTATTGTTCCATTAAAAGGACCCGCCCCCCTAATCGGGTCCTTTTTAATGTTTTCTACTAAAATAGCGTTTTTGTTTAATTTATAAAATACAACCGCTTGTCCATTTCATTTTGCTCTATCATTGCATTTACTATTAGTAATACGAATTTTTCAGAGGTGATTTATATTGGACGAGTTTTTATCCTCCGCTGCATTAAATCCGGGTTCAATCGGACCTACACTTCCACCTATGCAACCTTTTCAATTCCCTACAGGTCCCACTGGTTCAACGGGTGCTACAGGAGCTACCGGTGTTACTGGACCGACTGGGCCGACTGGACCGACTGGACCAACTGGACCAACTGGACCGACTGGACCGACTGGACCGACTGGACCGACTGGGCCGACTGGATCAACTGGACCAACTGGACCAACTGGACCGACTGGACCGACACTATTTTTTACTTCCCTCGCACCAGATCCTGAACCTATAGAACTTCCAGCAAATACAAATAACTTTTTAATTATGGAAGTCTTTGTCCCTATCGAAAGCCCAAATGATAAAGTCTTATTAAACGCAACAATCGGCACTGACCTTGTTATTCATACCCCATCTGATGGAAGCACATCCTTTACTGTGGATGCCATTACGTATCAGTTATTCCGTAATAATGTGTTACTAACAAGTTCAATTGTATCCGGTAAATATCAAGTCGGTAGTAGTATGGATATAACTTATCCTTTTAACTCCACATTTACATGGGTGGATCACCCAGGTGATCCAATAGCCCCACCAGACCCAATTCATTATCGTATTGTTGCGAATATAGGAGATCTTAGTGAGACTGTATCATCTGCTCTAGTCGGAAATCGTGGGTTTGCTACTATAAAATATCCTGGTGATCCAGTTTAATTAAAAATAGCAACCGCTAATCTCACTATGAAAATGTAAATATTAAAATCTCTACGTTTAATCTACCGAGCAGCTAGTTTTTGCTAGTTGCTCTTTTTCTACAAAATTCAAATTTTGTCTTACTTCACATCAACACGTTTTTGACTGGCTTCCCGACTAAATCCATCTGGGTATCTTGTTGCTAATTTAGATATATTCATTTGAGCGATATCTTCTAGGGTATACCCCATTTCGTGAGACATGATTGAAATGTAGTACAAGATATCCCCTAGCTCTAAAGCGATTTTATGCGTATTTCCTTCTTCTTCTCCTGGACAATGAGCTGGATCAAATCCATGACCATGAAAAATAGCTTTTTTTACAACATCAGCAACCTCACCAGCTTCCCCTGAAAGTCCTAATGCTGCATTTAAAACACGTCCACCAAAATCCTGATTTGTATTCCATGTACGTAATGCCGCTTCTTGATATTGATCTAATTCACAAATTTGATTGTTGTTCATTAAGACTTGTCCTTCCTTTGATTTACTAATTAATTTAGTTACTTCCAAAACACCGTTTTTCATTTCTTTCATTTTGATTTCCCCTTCCTATTTAGCAAATCCCTAATCCTATCGGACGATTTTCAATTAAATACTTATCAGCTTGATCTATTACAAGAAGCGCAACTTCCGCTTGGTGTCTCCTTAACGCTTTGGCCATCTTCGGTAAGCTCATACCTTGACTCCACATTTCACGAAAACGTACTACATCTCTTTCATCCCAAATGAAGTTAGCTTCTTCTAAAGCAATGTATATTTTTAAACGTGATTCCTTCATCGCTTCATGACTTCTCGCTACACTCATAAGCGAACCTACTTTCTAAAAATGATTATTTTATCTTTTCAGTAAACTTAGTATCCACACGATCAACTTTACCGTTTACCCAAACCGCAACTTGTTCACCAAATCCGCTCATTGGTGGATTTACTGCTGTGACATTTCCGTCCTTCACTATTAAAAGTTTGTTACTACTAACATCAATTTCTATTTTTTTCATATGTCCCTCTCCCTTTTACTACCGCATGTACTCGACAACATCAGGTTTGAATCCACTTCCTAAGTAAATCCGTACCGGAATTATTTCTTTTTTATCCCTTGCTGCCTTACACAATTCTTCAGCTGTATCCCAATTGAAAAACTTATCTACAGCTCTTTGAAATCTCCATATTGCCATTACATATTGTTCAAAGATGTCATAGCGATCATCTTGTTTAGTTGTGCGTGGTAACTCATCCGTACACTTTGCATTCTTTGGAACTTGGACGCGTACATCAGCGTATGTATTACGTCCAGTTCCTTTCTTAACATTGGCTTTCATTACATCAAACTCACAAATTGCTGGCTCTACTTCGAAAATATTTAGTTGTTTAGCCATGTGCCATTTCACTCTTTTCAAGAATGTCCAGTAAATCAGTTACTCCTTCTTTACTTAGAAACATTCTTCCATCCAGTAATTCAATGTTTGATTCCGAAACTTTGCCAGTTACAAAGCATGACTTTTCGTGTTTTCTTAAAACAATGTCTCCCCCTTCAACATGAAAGCCTAATGCTGTACCTTCAGCAATTCCTAAAGTTCTACGTAACTCTACTGGAATTACCACACGCCCTAGCTCGTCCACTTTTCTTGAAACACCTGTGTTTTTCATTCCTTGCTCCCCCTTGTTAACTTACTTTTTGTTGTTGATTCAGTTGTAACTCTTGTTTCATTAATTCAAATTTGATTAGCCATGCTTGCCAATGCTTACCGTTTTCTTCTTGCTGCTGTATTGCCACTTCACAATTACAACCTTTTGTTTCAATCACACCTGAATAAGTTTCTTTACGAATAATTCCTGTATCATGACATAATTCACACATGCTTATTCCCCCTTATTAGAAACCTAAGTTTGCAAGCCTTTGATCAGCTGTCGTAAATTTCAATACCTTTGAATCACCTAATAAACGACTAACGGTCTTAGCATCGTATTTATTAAAAAGTTGTTTTCCAGTAAAGTTTGTTGTGGTAAATGTACTCATTCCCTGTCTAGCATTTGATACCGCATATAACAGGCGTTGTATGAAATCAGATGCCTGTCTATTTGAATCCGTTGAACCACTTTCTGCCCCAAGATCATCTAATACTACAAAATCAGCTTGTCCAATTAATTGAACGAAATATTGAAGTGTATATTTACTGCTCTTATCATCAAAAGAACCCATAATCATTCTTGTTATTGCTTCTAATTCAACGTACAAGCAACTTTTCATAAGATGATAATTTTCTTCTTTTTGACTGATATCCCCAAAATAATGATTTAATTCATGAAGCATGCTGTATGCTAGGAAACTTTTTGCCGTCCCTTGATTTCCTGTAAATACAACTTTTCTAATTTCTCCGTTCTTTAAATCCTCCAAGGTTTCTTCTACAGCTTTCTTGTGACTAATCGTTTCATCACATCCGGTTCTGTAATCAGATAATCTTGAAAGAGAAATTTTCTTATTTGTAATAACACTAGCTTTTTCCAGCATGTTGAATTTCTGTAAACGGCTAATCTTCTTATAATGAGCGTTAGCTTGTTCTTCCAAAACCTTATCGTTTTGCTCAACTACACATCTTGGGCAAACAGGTTTTCCTTGATAAATAATCATTTGAATTGGCTTAATGATTGTTTGTCCACCTATTACATAGGAGTGATTCATACATTGATCAGAATGGTAATTCACCTTCGATTCCAGGGATTCCGCCAGTTTTTTCATTGGTGTTGCCATTTCTATTCGCTCCTTTTTTACCTTTGTTCTTAAATTCTATTTCTGCTGCATTAACATCAGCTAAAGTACGAATGTTTTTATTAACCCACTGTTTTAAAATCCCCTCAGCATAATTCCATTTCTTCTGCTGTTTCAAAGCACGCTCCATAGCTGCTTGTACAAGTTCTTCGCTTGTATCGTTTACCCATTGTGAAATACTTTCGGCTATGAATGAATTTAAAATACCGAAATTATTTTCGTAGAAAGAGAAGATGCTACTACTACTTTGTATATTAGTATTTTGTTTATTAGTACTTAGTAAATTATCAGTACTTAGTAGTGTCTGTTTTCCCACCGAATGGTTTTCCATATCACTGGTTTCCCTGTCATTGGATTCCCGTCGACTGGTTTTTCCACTGACTGGTTTTTCCACTGACTGGTTTTCTGACTCTATGGATGGGACTTCGTAAACTGCTGTTTCCCAATGTGATATTTTCCCTGTTTTTGGATCTTGAACAGGATACCTTTTTAAATACCCTGCTTTTTTTAATTCTTGTATAGTTTTGGTGGTTATTTCTTTTCCGTCTTTGGCGTGTTGGCTGAGTTCAGTTGCATGAAATGTCCAATCATCTGGTAAAGAAAGCATGTATGCTAATAACCCTTTGGCTCTCCAACTTAATTTCTCATCGCGTAATGGTGTATTATGAATAACTGAATAATTAACATCTTTCTTAACTCTAAAAATCCCCATTGTTTTACCTCCTCGTACAAATCGCCACATATGCTTGTCCACTTTGGATAATGCGTTGTATTTCGTAATGCGGATAACCAATTTTGAAATACTTTTGGATTATTTCTTTTAATTCATCCTCGCTTCTTGCTAAGTCCCAGAACTTACTAGGTAATAGCACTTGATATTCAATTAAATCCATGTACTATTTCCCTACTTTCCGTGGTATACTTATAACAACTTGTTTTTTGAAAAGGACCCACTGCCATGGGTCTTTTTACTTTGCTTCACATCACTCCAAGCCCATTGTTTTATCGGCTCATAAGTTATGTAAAATAAAAATGAACCACATGCAATTAATATCGCTAATATAGCTAATGATGTTGTATCTTCCACTAAATCACCTCCTTTTGTGCTTCAAGCCAGGCTTCTAAATCCTTTTGTAAAAAAAGTAGTTTACGCCCTTCTCTTATTACTGGAAACTTAGGATGATTTGCTAATTCATACATTCTACAAACCGCTATGTTTAAGAAAGCAGCTGCTTCTTTCACTCGCAATACCTTGTTTGGTTGTGATTGTTGATGTAAATCAGCTAATGCTGATCTGATTTCTTCACGAATCACTTCGCGAATTGATTCTTTAATAATTTGATCTAATCCCATTTTGTTTTGCTCCCTTCAAAATTTATGTAACATGTGTATCTTTGTACTCTCTCATTGAAAGTTTGAGATTATTGGACTTATGTTCCTAAAAATAGAATAAAAACATCTTCCTCTAATACTTGAGCCAAATGTAATGCATCACCTAATGTAGGAGTTGCATAACCTGTTTCCCAATTACTTATTACTGTTTTCTTTTTATTTATCTGTTTTCCCAATGCTTCTTGCGTTAATTTTTTTCGTTTGCGAGCCTTGATTAAATTATGTCGTTTCTTTCCCACGATGACACCTCCTAAAATCCAACTTATTTGGACTTCTTGTATTTTATTATATATCCAATAAATTTGGATTGTCAACAATATTATTTGAGTTTTTTGGACTTTTATTTATGAACTTAAAAACTAAAACAAAACCATTGAAAAAACTAATGCAAAAGTATTGCAAACAAAGTACAATTTAATTGTACTTTTATTTGGTCAATTATTTTTTACTATTTTGGAAAATATATATAAACGGGGTGATTTTGTGACTACTTTAGGACAGAGGATAAAAGAAACCAGGAAGAAACGCGGGTTAACACAAGATGGCTTAGCGTTAAAAATTAAAGAAAAAATGAATGCAGATATTAAAATGAACAAAACCACTATTTCTAATTATGAGACTGGCTATAGTTCTCCTTCTAATGAACTTCTGGTTCTAATTTCAGATGTCTTGAATGTATCAGCTGATTTCTTACTAGGAATATCTGACGATCCAGAGTTAAATGCAGTTCAGTATACGGAATTAAGAAAAGAATTCAATGAGCTAATTGATGTGTTAGAAAAAATGCCAAAAGAAAAGCAAGATATGTTATTGGATATGATGAAGGCTGCTGTGGGCCCTAATAAAAAATGATTGTCAGCATATAGGCTAACAATCATTTTTTTCTTTTTTAATTATATCCTTTATTTTTTCTATCTGTTCTTTTTGTTCAGCCTCTTTTGTTAACACATCAACCTTCAACATTTCCCATAATGTATTCACTAATACATTCCCCATACTTCTTCCCCCACATCTCCTTAAATTTGTGAATTTAAACACAATTGTCATTTTTAAAGACATTTTACAAATAATGTGACACCCCATAAAGTACGAAAGACGCTACAATTAAGTAGCGTCTTTTTTTATAACTTATAACCCACCAGGGTCTACTTGCTGATATTGTATAATATTAGTTCTAAGCCCTCCTGGGTCCATTTCATATTGCTCTAATTCTTGTTTATCTTTTGTTTGGTGAACCTTAGTTAAATCAACTGAAGTTTGAAGTGCAAATCCTAGTGCAAGTGTACATAAAACTGTTGCAATAAACTTTTTCAATTAACTCACCATCTCTCTCATTATGGTCGCTTGGACAACCTTCACATAAAATATATTACCATTTTTAGCGAACTCTTCCAACGATTTATTCAAATATTCTTTATTTTTTTCTGGATATGCATAAGAAAGATAATACAATTGAAATGGGGATAGTTTATTATTGTCATTTTCTATGCTTTTAAGTATTCTTTTCGCTACTTCTCTATCACCATATTTCGCTTCATAAAAAGCTACGTCCGCCTGCTCAATGCATGAAAAATCAATTTTATCTAAATTGAAACCAAATTCTATATAAATAAATGCTAAGGTAGTTTTAAAAGCTTTGTATTTTCGTGTTTGTTGAAAAGAAGGTACATCCTTTAAACAATCAATTGCCTTTAAAATGTACTCTTCTGCCTTTAACACATCCGTAAAAATATATGACTCCCCTAAACAACACAAAGCTGTCGCTTTAATAAATTGTAAATCTAAATCTGATTGCAATATCTTGTTACAAACAATACGACTTTGCTCAACATTGCTATTAAGTAATTCTACATATGCTAAGCGCTCATAATAATGCATCTGCAAATAATCATGTACTAACGAATTTTTAATTTTAGGCAATAAACCTTTTGTTTTATCGGCATGTGGAATCATCGCGCTATAATTCGCAGAGTCATACATACAAATTGTTAACAACATTTCGATAAGAGTTTTGCATTCTGCGTCTTTTGAAACATTAAGATCATAAACCATATTTTCTAATTTCCTACCACGCGCTTCATTCTGATTTCTTTTATTAAATAATTCATAAATCACAATGTACTTTTTTAAATCATCATTTTCTTTGTGTTTTCTTACTAAAAAATGAAGAACGTCATATTCACCTGATGCCTGACAGTAACAAAGCGCCTTTCTTATATTAAGATTGCTTCTGCATTTCATAATAAAGGTTTTAATTTTCATTCTGATTTCTTTGGGATGTGTGTACATAGTCTTCATCAAATTTATAAAAGCTTCTAATTTCATTTCATGGTTCGTGTGAAGACCATTCCAAAGTGTAGTTCGACTAATATCGATTTCCGTAGCTAATTTTCGAATGCTCAAATTGTTAACATTGATTGTTTCCAATACTTCACTCATTAACTTCTTCATTATGTTCCTCCTAGTAGAACCAAAAGACAATTCACCTTTCTCAATATGAAATAATATTATATTCATTTCCCTTGAACATCTTTGTGATATAATCGAGGTGTTACATACGTAACCAAAGAAAGACTTATGGCAGATGTTCCCTTTGTGAGTTGGGTGAACCGTGTAAGAGTGCTTCCACCACTACTTACACACGCTGTGAGTCTTTTTTTGTTCTTATATTTCTTTAAAATCAGTTTATCACAAGATTTAGAACATTCATTCCATTAATGGTAAATTCATGTTGAGAAATTTTTTCCGAAAAGTCTATGCCTCAAAACTATTAACAAGTATATTAATTGTAACCTATACTCTGGCAGTAAACGTCAAACATTTGCCGTTTACAATTTGTGTAGACCTTAACATTATAGGTAAGGGCGTTATCTTAGGAGTTATAACTGTAGGAATTGATTTGAAAGACGAAGTGCAAGATTGGTTACTTAAAAAAATTGAAAAATAAATTTCTGTAAATCAAAAGCACAGTAGCATTAAGCACTGTGCTTTTTTCACTCTTTATATTCCCGTTCCAGGATCGGCATATCCTGCACCACCCCCAGGGCCAGCTTCACTATTCTTTTGAGCGTAGTTCCATCCGCCTGAATCAGTTACTCTGTGTCCACTAGGGTCCTTTGTGAATTCTATCATATTTCTTCTCTTATCTTTTTGTATATAAATATTTTAGCCCCCTTGTTCTGTAATCAAAAAGGGGTGTTGCACAGTGTAAATTAAGCAATATGATTATCACAACATCCCCATGATATGATTTTATGACACAATTCATCCCATTCGTTTTTCAAATAATCTGGCAAACTATCAACTAAATTTTGTTTTTTCAATACATCACCTTCAATTTTTTGTATGATATGATCTGGAATACTTTCTTTTTGTGCAATTGATTTTTTTTCATATAAATTCTTTTCTAGACCACCTTCAAAAACATCCGTAATAAACTCGTCTAGCTTACCGCCTATCCCCGCCATTAACACTTCTGTATCAGGTTTTTGATCCACTTCATCTAAAGAACAAGAAATTAAGTCTATAACTTCAAATAACTCTTGAAAATACTCTTTATATAATTTATCTTTAACAACCTTTGCTTTTATTCCGTCTTTTATATCAATATACATTAATTTTGATTGATGCTCACTTAACTCTATTTCCTCTAACTTTCTTAAAACATTTTTTGAACTACCATTACAACACATCATATACATGGAGGGAGGTATCAAATTTTCTTTCTCTCTTACCTTTAACCCATGTAATTCAATGATAGCGATTTGATTATATTTATTATAAACCTTTTGTAACTGAGCCAAAGTCTCTCCATCTTTATCGTCAGGATAAGACTTATCATTATCAGCAATAGCTAATACTATAGACCCTTTATTGATTTCACAATCATATGCTGTATAAGATTGTGAACCTCCACCAGATATGGGATTTAAATTCAAAGTCACATTTATATCTGCTTTATTTTCTAAAATATATTTATTTGCAATCTTCTCATAAAATTTACAATCACTATGGTCCTCAGAAAGTAAAATAGTCGGCAATAATGTGCTGAGTTTTGAAAATCTATTTAATGGGGCCTCATATATTATCTTATTAGGTTCGCTTTCATTTCTATAAAAATCAAAACTGTTATCCTTAACAAGGATGTAACTGCAACAATATTCCTCATAAGCCAAAAGAAAAGTAAATCTCGATAATAGTTGATGATATATGCGTTGTGGGTCGTAATCTAATAAATCTAATTTCGCCAAAACTTTTAACGCCTCAAGAGAAGCAGAAATCATATGGTAACCTTCTTGATATGCTTTAGCAATATGATTCAGAGCTCTAATTTCTAAACTATCTCTATTCAAATTACTCTTATTACTTTTAATAAATTCAGTCACAGTATCATCAATTTTTATCAGCATTAGAAATCCTCCGGACTAAAGAATCCTATTGGCCAGCTAAGCAAACGTCCCTTTTCATCATATCCAGTAGGATTAAGTTCTGTTTCATAGGTGTCTCTTTTATTAAAAATAAGGACGTTTACCAAATCATTATGAAAATTATATTTTTTTGTACCAATTAAATATCCAATTCTGTTTAACATCGCTTCACTATGCGTCTCAATAATAATTTTTATGTTAACATCCATTTCTTTAGATTTCATAATCATCTGTATAAAAGTGTCCATTAACTTGGCTTGTAGAGCCGGATGCAAATGTAATTCCGGTTGCTCAATAACAATGGTGTGCAACGAGGGTTCCCTTTTGTATTTAGGACCATTATTACTATTAATAGCCTGCCACATAACAAGTAATATTGGAAGCAATTGTGAATAACCAAACCCTGTATCTGCTAAATTTATTTCTTCTGAATTATTATATTTTAGCTTTAATGAGGTATGCCCGCCTTCCAAAGCAGTAACAATTTCAAAGTCAAAATTCTCCTTTGTCCAAGCGATAAACTTGAATCTCTCTTGTTTACTCATGTTATGTATCATCATGGGAATGTTTGCACCTTGAGGATCAATTTCATCTACTGATAATCCTTGTATTCTATAGTACCTTTCCGCACTAGCTCTTAATGGAGCAATATAATTTATTGATAAAAAGTTTTTTTCAAAATATTTATTACACGCAAAAATAATTTCGTTTAAATTTAATCCTATTAAATTATTCTTTATCTCCTCAAATATTTCGTCTTCCATTCTTAAATTTTTAATTTTATTTGAAAGTTTTTTTGTTTTTGTATTTGTTTTTGTTAAGCTTTTAAAAATCTCTTCTGAACTTCCTATAGAAATATTTTTTATTAGGTTCTTTATTGTCGCATCCTTTGTATTATTTTGGGATAACCCTTTTAAAATCTGAAAAAGCCTGTCTGAAAAATATTCGTCAATTAGATTAAATGCCTTTATATTATTATCTCCAGTCATCTCTTTTAAATAAATATTAGGCAACATACTAGAAGCATTTCTTGAATAACCTGGTATGTAATTTTTATTACTAAAAACCTGATTATTTATCCTTAATTCGGTAAGCTTCTCCTTATTTTCAAATCCTAAAAATATTGTGTGATCTTCAAAAACTATATTTATACTTTTTATATATTCCTTTGCACACTCTATTCCTATACTTATAAAAGAATCCTTTTGTGTAGACCTTTTAAACAACTCTTTACTATCACTAATATGTAATAATTCTGAATAAAACTTATTTACTATAAACTCTGCACTGAATATTGGTATTTTAAATTCAAATTCAAACCCTATCGTTTCATTTTTATTTTTTAAATTTATACTTTCTTGAAAGCTACCAAAATCTACATATCTACTGCTATACCATAAAATAGGTTCATTCGTTCTAGTTCCTATAGTTTGCTTCATTAAAGGGAAGAATCTCAAGAACGTACTTTTACCCGAGCTATTTTTCCCTACTAATATTGTTAAGGGTTTCATTTCTATTTTTCCTGTATCCTGTAAGGATCTCAAGTTTTTAATTCTAATTTTATCCAAATTAAGTCCCCCATTAAAATTAAGATTTGTTAATATTATAGTATAAAAATAAGAAATGTTTTACAAAAAAATGTTATTATCTAGAGTTTTATTTTTAAAAAACTGAATATATTCATCAAAATCATATCCTATAACTGAACTTGTTCATATATGGTAGAATATATCCATCGCTGATATGTCCAACTATGTAATTTTCATAGCAGCAAAATTACAACTAGACTTATACAACATGATTCAAAACAAATGAAGGAGTGTTTTAAGTGAAAGGACATATTCGAAAAAGAGGAAATAAATATTGCATCGTTATTGATATCGGGGCTGATCCGGAGACAGGAAAAAGAAGACAAAAGTGGTTCTCTGGATATAAGACAAAAAAAGAAGCTGAAAAAGATGTTGCGAAAAAGATTACGGAGTTGAATGAAGGGACTTTTATCGAACCGTCTAAAATTACTCTAAAGGATTATTTGTTAGAGTGGTTAAAAGTAAAAGAAATGGAAGTCGACAAAAGTACGTATGGTGGTTACGAATGTATTGTTTTAAAGCATCTTATTCCTGCGCTTGGAAAAAACAACCTTAATAAACTGAATGTGATACAGATTCAACAATTTTATAGAAATTTAACTGAAAAATTATCTAACAGTAGAATCATATTGATTCATAGGATTTTAAACACTGCATTAAATCAAGCTGTTGCACAAAATTTAATCATCACAAATCCTGCTAGATTTGCAGCGAAACCAAAAAAAGAAAGCACCTCTATCCAAACTTGGACAGAGGAAGAAGTAAAAACTTTTTTGTTACATTCACAAAACTCACGATATCATACTGGCTTTATTCTGGCAATAACAACAGGAATGAGGCTAGGTGAAGTTTTAGGGCTACGTTGGCAAGATGTTGATTTCGATAACCACACAGTTACAATTAATCAAACATTAGGTCATGATAATAAAATTAAACAAAGCGCTAAATCAAATTCTTCTAAACGCACTTTACCTATACCGATAGAAACTATAAATGCCTTAAAGGAACACCACCTATTTATAAAAAAAGAAAAATTGAGATTTGGAAATGCATACAGCGATTCTAATCTGATTGTTTGTACAATGAGTGGGAATTTTGTATACAGAGACTATTTCCGAAAAAGTTACTATAAAATAATCCAAAAAGCTAACGTGCCAAAAATAAAATTCCATGATTTAAGGCATACACACGCTACTCTATTATTAAAGCAAGGTGTAAACCCGAAAATCGTTAGCGAAAGATTAGGACATTCAAATATATCTATGACATTAAGTATATATTCTCATGTTCTTCCGAATATGCAAGAGGATGCTGTTAAAAACTTCGCAAAAAACATTTTCGGATGACAATGTTTGCAAAATGTTTGCAATTCATATATACATAGTCTTCAAACCCTTTATATACCAAGGATTTAAATGCTATGTATTACAATACCACGTAAACTATTTCTACCATCTGTCACTGAGGCCGCTAGTATTTGCTAACAAAGTATTTTAATTTTCTTATGCATGCCAAAATATATTTTGGCAAATTTGACACACATTTATATCAAACAAGCATATTTTATTGTATGGTGACTATCTAATAATACAAATTTTTAATTTTTATAAGATCTTCTTATTTTTAATTAAAAATCTACAACATTCTAAAACAGTATGCACATAATATCCTCAATTCCCTTTTTCAACATGAAACTTGTCTCAGAGCGCCTTTAACAGCGCTCTTTATCTTTAATAAAGGTTTTATTAAAATTTAGGTTAAAAATTAATACCCTATAGTCATGATAGCTATTTACTGTTTCCAAAATAAGCTGCATTAATAATATAGAAATGAAATACCTATAAAAATTATTACTTTACTATTTCTTTAAACATGCTAGTGAGGTGATTTTGATAGATTATCAAAACAAAGATATGTTCATTAACTTTTCACTTTTAGATATTAACCGTATTATTCTCCCACATTCTCCTACTGGACCTACCGGCTCCACTGGTTCCACCGGGCCTACTGGGGCTACGGGGGCTACGGGCTCTACCGGTTCCACTGGCTCCACCGGGCCTACTGGGGCTACCGGTTCTACTGGGGCTACTGGACCTACTGGCTCTACTGGACCTACTGGTTCCACTGGCTCTACCGGCTCTACCGGTTCCACTGGGTCCACTGGCTCTACTGGGCCTACTGGGTCCACTGGTTCCACCGGTTCTACTGGTTCTACGGGCTCTACTGGTTCTACTGGCTCTACTGGTTCTACTGGACCTACTGGCTCTACTGGCTCTACTGGCTCTACTGGTTCTACTGGTTCTACTGGACCTACTGGCTCTACTGGCTCTACTGGTTCTACTGGACCTACTGGCTCTACTGGACCTACTGGCTCTACTGGTTCCACCGGTTCTACTGGTTCTACTGGTTCTACTGGTTCCACTGGGTCCACTGGCTCTACTGGGCCTACTGGTTCCACCGGTTCTACTGGTTCTACTGGTTCCACTGGCTCTACCGGCTCTACCGGTTCCACTGGGTCCACTGGCTCTACTGGGCCTACTGGGTCCACTGGTTCCACCGGTTCTACTGGTTCTACTGGTTCTACTGGTTCCACTGGCTCTACCGGTTCTACTGGGTCCACTGGCTCTACCGGTTCTACTGGACCTACTGGCTCTACTGGACCTACTGGCTCTACTGGTTCCACTGGACCTACTGGCTCTACTGGTTCCACTGGGTCCACTGGTTCCACTGGCTCCACCGGGCCTACTGGCTCTACCGGTTCTACTGGGTCCACTGGCTCTACCGGTTCTACTGGTTCTACTGGACCTACTGGTTCTACTGGACCTACTGGCTCTACTGGACCTACTGGCTCTACTGGTTCCACTGGTTCCACTGGGCCTACCGGGGCGGCTAGTGTGGGATTAACAAACTATCTATATGTTTTTGATACTACTAACCAATCAATTGCAGTGGGAAGTAGTGTTACTTTTAACACAAATGGACCTATAACAGGAACTTCCCTTAGCCACATCACAGGTACTGGAAATATTATAATTAATACACTAGGAACATATGTAGCAGAGTTTCAATTAGAGGCAGCGCGCGAAAACCAATTCTCCCTTGCACTAAATGGTACACCAATTCCAGGTGGGCGTTTTGGTACGGGGTCACCGCATACAATAAATCAAGGTACTGCTGCTTTTACCGTAACAGTTGTTCCTTCAACATTGACTTTAATAAATAATACCTCTTCAGCAGGCACTATCACTCTCTCAAATAGTGATGGTGGCTCTTTAACAAATGTATCTGCAAGTATAAGTATTTTTCAGGTCGGATAATTAATTTGGTTAGAAAAGTAATTCATAAAGTTTACAAATATAAAAAATGAGGCTTCTCATTTCTAGAGACACCTCATTTTTTATATTAAATTTTAAACTGACTCGTATAAAGATCAAAGTAAAACCCTCGATCTTTCATGAGAGATTCATGATTCCCTCTTTCTAAAATACTCCCATCCTTTATAACGAGGATTTGATCTGCCTTTTCAATCGTTTTGAGTCGATGAGCGATTACGAAACTCGTTCTACCTCTCATTAAATTGTTTAATCCTGCTTGAATTTGCAATTCTGTTCTCGTATCAATATTAGATGTCGCTTCATCAAGAATTAATATGTCTGCATCTGCTAAAATTGCCCTTGCAATCGCAAGAAGTTGTTTTTGTCCTTGACTTAAATTCGATCCTTCTGAAGCAATCTCTGTTTCATATTGTTTCGGTAAATGTTTAATAAAAGAATGTGCCGATGCAGCCTTTGCTGCATTGATTACTTCTTCATCACTTGCATGTAATCGTCCATAACGGATATTATCCATAATTGTCCCAGCAAATAAATACGTATCTTGTAAAACTACTCCTATTTTACTTCGTAAAGAATTGATATCATAATCTTTTATATCTTTTCCATCAATATGAATTTGCCCTTGCTGTATATCATAAAATCGAGTTAATAAGTTTATGATTGTTGTTTTTCCCGATCCCGTTGGACCAACTAAAGCAATTGTCTCTCCAGGCTGTGCCTTAAGACTTACTTCTTTTAAAATTGTTTTATTTTCCACATAACCAAACGAAACATTCTCAAGTTCAACATGCCCTTGTATATTTTGTACAATGAATGCGTCTTTTTTATTTTGAATTTCTGGTACCTCATCCATAATTTCAAAAACTCGTTCTCCCCCCGCAACTGCCGCTTGAATCGTATTCATTAACGTTGCAAATTGACTTAGTGGTCTTGAGAATTGACGAGAATAATTAATAAACGCCGCAATGACACCTACTGTTGTCATTCCGTTTAAGACCATAACTGATCCAGTCCCAATTACAAGCCCCATTCCTAAGTTATTAATAAAGTTCATACTCGGAAAAATAAAAGCTGAAAATGTATCAGCCTTCGTTGCTGAAATTCTTAGTTGTTCATTAATTTTATTGAAATTTTGTACGGTTTCTTTTTCTTTCCCGTATAACGTTGTAACATCCGCGCCTGTTATAGCTTCTTCAATAAAACCATTTAATTCTCCTAAATCTTTTTGACGCTTTGCAAAGTTTTTACCACTATATGCAACAAGTTTTTTTGTAACGAAAAGCATAATAGGTACTGTAATTAAAGTTACAAGTGCCAAAATCCAATTTAATGAGAACATCGCAATCGTCACACCTATAAAGGTTAAAGCTGATGAAATAATCTGTACGACACTTTGCGTCAACGCTTGATTTAAATTGTCAATATCATTTGTCACACGGCTCATTAAATCACCTTGAGAACGTACATCAAAGAACCGTAAAGAAAGCGTTTGGATTTTCTCAAATATATCTTGTCGTATTTTTTGAATTGTCTTTAATGCAACATTAATCATGACATACGTTTGTAACCATGTTAAAAGCACCGTTACACCGTAAATTGCAATAAGTAACATACACATTCTTGCCGTACCGTTTAAATCTTTTGGTACAATATATTGATCTATAATTACTCCCATAAAATATGGACCTAATAACCCAAGTAATGTCGTAACAAATACTAGAAATATAACGAACATTAGAGCAGCCTTTTCATACCCCATATAGTTCCAAATCCGTTTTACAGTTCCTTTAGTATTTTTAACTTTTCCACTCTTAGGCGAGTTACGTCCACCTTTATTAGCAAATTGTCCTTGAAAATTACGCAT